ATGCTCCAGAGCTTGTTCTTGTCGAAAAACCACAACGCCGACTCGAAACAGAGCTCGGTTGCCACTAGGTCGGGGTTCGTCATCACGTCCGGGCGGTTGATGTAGGCGGAAAATGCTTGGTAGTTCAACTTACCCGTCAGCTGAAGTGCACCGCGCCCACGGTACTTCCAGCCATCCCCCGACCACTCATCATCGTTACCCATGCGGCTGGCATAAACGCGGTTGGCAATCTTCTGTGGCTGGCGCTCATACATCTTGGCCATGACGTCGGTGGGGAAATACTTACCAAAAATGCCGCGCAGCCCCTTCGCGCCGTAGTTCAGGTTCTCGCTGAACGCCGTGAAGTTGCCACTCTCGTGCGCTGTCTGGGCGAAGAAGTGCGCAGCGCGGTTAGGCGACAGCTTGTAGTAGGTAGCGGCAGCCTTGAGCGTACCGGGGCCAAACGCACCGTCAGCGGTGACGCCAATCTTTTTCTGGAGATTTACGAGGCTCATCCGTCCTTCTTCTTGTTCCAGAGTTCAAAGAGCGTCTTGATCTTCTCCTCGGCCACACCGAGGCGCACATCCATCTTGGCGAGGATGATGGTCAGGGAGATGAACGCCAAAACGACCGGCCAGAGCTGGCCGATCAGTTCAACGGTGGAGAGATTACCAGTCACTTACGCCCCCGGATTGCGCCAGTCAGGGAAGTCGCTCTCGTCAACCACGCCGTCACCGTTGGCATCGTAACGCAGGTCGTTGCGATACTTCTCCCACGGAGCCATGCCATCATCGTCAACCACAGGGGCCGGTTCAGGCGCAGGCTCTTCCGGCTTCTTATCACGCGCATTGGCGTTGAGGCTCAGACCACCCAGCAGACCGACGAACGCGCCGATGACCATGTTGAACGCAGGGCCAACAATCTCAAACACCTTGTCGCTGTCTACGAGATGGTTCGGCGCGAACAGGCCGATGACCAGCGCGGCCACGACGACCAGCACGACGCAGGCCAAGGTGATCACGGCGATACGGATCGTGAACTCGACCGTGTCCTCAATACCGTCGCGGGTGCTTTCAAAACGATCCCAGAAGCTCACATCAGGTTCCTCAGTTTGTAGGTCGTGGTGAGGTACACCTCAGTCACACCGTCGATGAGGTTGGCCACGGCACGGTTGCCCTTGCAGATTTTCTCGTGGTTCTTCTCGATCCACTCTGCGTCCTCGACGAGGATGAGCTGGATGTCCGTCGCTTTGGTCTTCGGGGCGCGCACCGGGCCGATAAGCTCAAACGCACCTTGGTATGCCTCTACCAAGCTATCCAGAGCTTCAATGACCTCTTCGTAGAAGGTACCCAGCGACTGGTGACGCGCGAAGGCACCGACGCCGTTAGCGGTCCAGTGCTCAAAATGAGCTACGTTGCGGGCGTAAAACACCCGGCTGATAAGCTCTTCAATCATCAGGCAATCCGGATGATGGCGGTCGTGTTGGTTGCTGCCGGGAAGATGATAGTGAAGTCACCGTCCGTCGAGGTCTTGTCCGAACCAAAGTCCAGCGCACACACCGCAGCGTTGGTCAGCGTGGTGTTGGCGTTCGAGTTGGCCGAAGGCGTGGTGTTGTAGATCAGCGCGCCGCGAGCCGTGATGGTCGCGTTGGCAAAGGTCAGGTCCGAGAAGTCGGTGAAACCGACGCCCGTCGAAGCCGTATTGTTCGAGGTCACGACACCCAGACGCGTCAGCGTACCACCGCCAGCGGTGTAGTTGGTGCCCGTCACTTCGTTTGAAGCGGTATAAGCCGTAGTGTTCGCGTCAATCGTAGCCGACGAGGTGTACAGCGCCAGCTTGAAGGTGTCGCCACCGGTGACGCGGAAATCGTGCACGGCCAGCATAAGCTCGGCCTTAAAGCTGGTGCACATCGCTTGGGTAATTGCCATGTTGGGGTATCCTTATGCGTCGAGGATCGGGATCAGCTCTGAATGACCCGCTTGTTTAAACTTGTTCACCAGAGTCACGTTATGCGACCGTACTGCCTCGTGCATGTATTGCACAAGCACCTGACGGATGCTGCCCTTAAAAGCTTCGGCTTGGTCACGGATAGCCGGGTGCGCCTGCGCTCCGACGTAGATGATCTTGTCCAGCGCGCGTTCGGCAATTTCTTCGGGCGTGAAACCACGCCCTTCGGTCGCCATAACCATCACGTCCCCGACGCCACTGATTCCGTTGAACATTGCTTACCTCACCGGGTAGCGGACTTGACCGCTGCGATACATGTCTTCACGGTTTTTGCCTTCGGCCAGTTGCTTCAGCAGAGCAAGCGCTTCGTCGTAGCGCTTCTGGTAGCCGACAATCACGTCCTGCTCACCCTTCATGAAGGTATAAGCCTCCAGCAGGGAGCCGTAGAGTAGCACGCTTTCGAAGTTGTCCCCGAGCCACGAGGTGCTCGCAGTCGTGATTGACGGAGGGTAGTAGAAATAGTGCAGCTCGACGGAGTAAGAAGCATTCGGTGTCGGGCCGAGGATGTACGAGTTCTCGTCGAAATAGGCGTAGTGAGACGGGATACCCTGCGTGTTCGGGTTCGGAAACGCCTGACGGATATAGCTGACGTCCTTGTTCAGCAGGTACTCGTAGTTCCCGCTGGCGTCGATCACAGCCAAGGAGAAGTTAGCCAGCCAATCAGACGGCACCGAGAGGTACTTGTTGCCCGCCGTGCAGTTACCCGTCACGTTCTTGCGTAGGTCCAGAAGCTGAACCGAGTTGAAGATACGCTCCTCGGCGTTGACGATGAAGGTATTGATCTGCTCCGTTGAGGTAAACGTCACCGTCCCCGTGCCGGCAGAATCCGTCCACGAGGTGTTGGGGAAGTCGTTTTCGACGTACCCCTTGATGGTCTCAAAGAGCTGAGCGTAGTTCATCAACCCATCTTTGTACTATGCCCAGTGCCCTTGGTCGCCGCACCAGTGCCGCGCGTCTTCTGGGTCTGAGTGTTGGCGATGTTGTTTGGATAGCCGTTGTTGCCGAGATCGACGCTCGTGCTACCCGTCATGGTGTGGGGCTGCGCGTAGACGCTGGCGGGGCCAACTTCCTTACCACCCATCTTCATGCTGAACTTAGCCATTTTTGTTCACCTTACCCATGTCCTTGACCGGCTTCTTGCCGCTCTTCTGGTTGGCGAGCTTGGCGAGGTTACGACCCATCGCCAGCATCTGCGCGTTTGTCTTACCACCCTTGGCCATCTTAGTTCTCCGTCGTTACCGTCACAGTGCCTATCTGACCTTGTCCTAATAGCGTATTTGGAAGCCCAGATAAACCCAGTGGATTGTCGAGACCCACGGGGTTCCAGCCCCACTGGATCACGCGGCTACCTTCGCTTGGAAAGCCGTTGTCGTTCAAGCCGCTCTGCAAGTAGCTGACGTCCGGGCGAGGATTACGCAGCGCCTGCGGGTCATCCACGGGATACATACCCAGCTGCAACTGAGGTTGGTCAGGTTCCCAGCACGTATAGCAGACAAGGATGTTGACGTTCTTCGTCTTGATGACGAGCTGCTTGAGCTCTTTCAGCTTGTAGCGCTGACCGCAACGGTCACACTCCGCGATAGCTTTTTTGCCGGAGGCAAAGCGATTAGGCACTTATATCCTCCCTCACTGCCGAAGCCGTCTTCATCGACGCCCGGATGTCTCTGAGTTTTTGCCCGATCTCCATACGCCGGTTATGGACCTCGTCAGGCAGTGGGTTATAGGGACTCGCATATTTCCTGCCGTCTGCTGGCGTAAGTGGGTACTGAAGCGCTAACTCTACTTGCTCCTTCTTCACTACCACATAAGGGGCTATGGCTTCAAGGAACGCTATCACATCTTTACTACGTACGCGCCACACGTAGCAGACAGAGTTGTTCATGTGGTGTCGACGGCTCTTGGTTATCGGCGCTATATTACCGCCAAAATGCTCCTTAAACAGGTTCAGGCATGGGGTAGACGTCTGAGTAACGGACGCGGTTAGCAAAGTACGTACTTTACGCCGAGTGTTTTTGTTCTGGGCTATCTCAACGAAAACAGAGCCTTCGCCGTCGAAAAACCCCGCAGCCCATGCCAAGAACAATGGGCCGTGTAGCATAACTTATCGGAAATACTGACGGGGGGCGATCCGCAGCGGGGCCTTCTCCCGGTCTTCGTCGGCAGCCTGCTGCCAAGCTTCATCGTACATGGCTTTAAGCGGGATAGCCCGCTCCAGCGCGCCGGGGATTTTCAACGAGAGATGGTACGCCAAGCCTGCCACGAGGCACGGCAGGAAGCGGAAGGGGATGTCCTGCGTCACGAGGCCGTTGGTGCCGGCGTCTTGAATACGGCGCAAACGGTAGTAGAAGAAGGTGTAGTAGTTGCTCTGGTCCGGGGCGGGCCACACATTGATCTGCGGGTTCTGTACACCCGTTGGCGTAGTCGCACCTGACTGCCGGTTGATCCACACCTGAATAGGACGCCCCTGCGCGTTCTTGTTCGGGATCGTAATGTAGGTATCGCCGCTGATGCGGGTGATGTTGATGTCGATCTGGTTCGGGCCCGAACCCGCGTTGGTGCGGATAACTTGCTCCAGAAGGTCAATTGTATCCACAGGCAGGTTGTAGGTGATCTGCCCCTGCACCATGGGGATCGACCCCTGCTCAAGAGTCCACAGGTTTATCCCCCGGTTGGCCCACTCGATGGTCAGCAGGTTCAGGCTGCGCCGCGCCGTGCGGAAGTCATAGCCCGTGCGCATCTCGGCACCGCACCGCTCGAAGGCTTCTTCGAACAGCTCGTTCAGGTTAAGGTCGAACGTTGCGGTACCGCTGGTGGTCATTTCTGTCTCCGCGCTGCCTGTACACGCTTAGGTGCACCCGGAGGCTGCCCCAACCGTTTCTTCTGAGCGATACGCGTCTTCTTCTCCGTGGGGGTCATCTCTGACGACGTCTTGGGGGTCTTATCAGAAATACGCTTGCTGGGTCTACAGTAAGGTGTGCCGCGCTTCTCACCCGGCTGACGCCCGCAGGCTTTACCCGTGCGGACGTCCTTCCAGTCCTCTTGGAACCAGCGCTTGAGCGAAGCGCCTTTCTCGGTTTTACGAACCGCCACCTTTGTTACCCCAGTTCTTGGCACCGACCTTACGGCACTTGGAGATAGCACCCGAGGCGTAGGCGGAAGGGAAGACTTTGTATCGCGCCTTGACCTTGGAGTAGCACGCGTCCTTGGCGCTACCACCTTCAGCCATGCGTTTCGCCTTAACCTTGCCGCCCTTGGCGTACATGGTGACCTCGCCGGGGTTATCCTTCCGACGAATAGTCTTCGCCTTTGGCATCTTGGATGCCGCTATGGCACCCATACCCCGACTCGGTCGCATGTCAGCAGCCCTTCATCTTTCCGCCCATAGCCATCTTCGGCTTCGTGCCCTTGGTCTTAGCCTTCTTGGTGATACCATCAGCAGTCTTGTGACCAGCGGCCAGACCGCCAGCGGCCTTACATGCGCCACCAGAGGCCATCTTCTTCATGCCCATCTTCTTGTCCTTCATAGCGAACTCCTTACCGACCTTAGAGGGGACGCCCACCTTCTTGGCGAACTTGGGGTTGTTGGCCACAGCGGCCATGAAGCTCTTCTGCTTGGGGGTCTTGCTAGGCATGTTAGTCCTTTCCGAGAAGTCTTTGCACCGTATCTGTCTCATAGATACGGATGCTAGTCCAGATGATGGTGAAGATGGCGGCAACAGCCGGAAGCACGTCCATTAAAGTTCCGACAACGGTGAACACCGAGGCTGTGTCGAGCGCAGTTTTTGCGTCGTCGGTCATATCAGCACTTCCACGCTCGGAGGGACTTGTTGATGCGGCTGTTCGGGTCGTTGGCGGTCTTGGAGCTCGTCAGCTTCTTCTTCATCCCAGACATCCGGGCACAGAAGGACTTCTTACGGGCACCACCTTCAGGCTGCGGGGCCTTGAGCCCCGGCTTCCCCGGATTGGCTTTGTTGTAGGACGCACGCCCCTTGGCGTTCAGCCCGCCCTTTTCGGACTTGCCTTCCTTACGTTGCCAAGCCGGGGTCTTAGCCATTAGCAGATTTTCCCCTTGGTCTTACCGCGCACCGCGCAGCCGTCAGCACGCTTGGAGACGGAGCCGCCCTTGGCCATACCCATCTTGCGCATCTCATCACCTTCTTGGCGACCAACGCGGCGGGCGCTATCCATGGACGCTGCAATCGACGGTCTCTTGCGGGGGGTTGTCGCTGCAACCGCCTTTGCGTCCTTGGCGTTTTCCTTAGAGGCGCGGTTGCCTGCGGCGATAGTGTCACCAATCGACGGCATCTTTGAAGCAGGGGCTTCCTTGGCGTACTTCTCGATGAGGCGCTTGCGGGTGGCATCACCTTCTGCTTCACTCAAGCGACGACCGGGACCAACGCGATTTTTATATACGTCATCTTTGGCCATCCGCTCCATTTTAGTCAGCGGGCCAATATCCCCGGCTCGTTTCCGAAACGAAATTGGAGCGGCGTCAGCGAAGTCACGCATATCAATGTCCGCCTGAACATCTTGCATAGCCTTCTCGCGCGCAGCCTTAGAGCCGTAGGCGTTATTCGGGTCCTTCTTCATACGAACCGACCTTTCGTCTTACCCTTGGTGGCGCAGCCGTCAGCGCGCTTGGAAGCGGTGGAGCCGCCCTTGGAGAAGCCCGGAACGCCGCGCCCCTTGAGAACATCAGCCCGAGTGACTTTGCCGTCGCCGGTAAGATCGGTAAGCTTGCCGCCCTTGGCCATCTTCTTAACCGCGCCGCCGTGCTTCATGCCTGTGGCCCCCTCCGCATT